CTCTGTAGTATTTTATTGTTTCAATTTTACCTTGACGTAATAATTTTTTTATGTTTTCTAAACGAGCTTCTAAAGCATCAAATGCCATGATTCTTTCTTCATGGAATTTTTTTACTTTATCTTCTTGCTCATTTAATTTATACTTATACATATTAAAAGTTTTTTACTTCTAAACCACTACCTTTTTGAACATAATTTCCTTTTTTGTCCTTAGGTACTAATTTATATCCAAACTTTTTAACATACACATTATTTTTTACTCCTTCTTTACCTGCTTTTTTAAAGGCAAATGGAGTATTGTATGCAGCTACACCGGATGATGTAGATACTTCTTCAACTTCTTTTTCCCCTGTCATAGCTTTTTCAGCTGCTTTTTTTAATAATGCAAGAGCTTGTTTTATTTGAGGTTGGTTTTTAATTGTATCAGCTTCATCCGCCATCATTTCATCTGCTACATCTAATAGAGCCGCAGCTAAATGGTGTGGTAATTTAACATAATTGGATAATTTTGTTTTATTAGAAGGATTTAAATCTATAACATCTCCATCAACACCCGTAGCTTCTTCAATTTCCCCTTCCATAGTCATTCTCTTATACTCGTCTGGGTATTCGTTACGAAGGTGTTTTCTGATTTTATTTCTTAAAAGTCTAGCTTCTTCATATATTTCTCTAAACTTTTCATCATCCTTAGTTTTGGTATAAACTCCTTTAGCCGTTGAAACTAAACTATCAACATCATCATTTAATTTATCAAATGCGGGTAGTTCAATTACTTTCCATCCTATTTGGCCTGTTTCTTTATCTATAGAATTAACTACAAATTTAGTATCTCCATCTTTAGAATAGGACACATCACCTATTTTAGCTCCCGTTTGTTGGGCTAGGTTAGGAGAAGGTGCTTCTTTAAGTTTATACTTGAACGCCATTTGCTACTTTAATTTCTTTTACTAGTTCGTAATATTGTAATAAATCAACTAAGTTATCATTATTAACCTTAGCTGTTTTATCTAATTCAACTAAATACTTAGCCACTTCTGTAATTTTAATTTGAGTAGCTTTATCTTTAATAGTTTTAGCTTCTTCGTTTAAAGTAGATTTCAATTCATCTATTTTACTATTATAAAAGTCTCTTAACCCAGGAGCTGAGTCTACTGAGTTTATAAATTCTTTAAGTACTTGTTTTTGTTCACTAGATAAGTTATCATATTTATTGTTAAACTTTTCTAAAAGTACTTTATATGTAAGTATTCTTAAGTCTTTATCATAAGTTTGAAATTCTTTAAGAACATCTTCTTTAACTTCTTTAGTATTAACTTCATGTTTAGTTAAATATTCTAGTAAAGTTATTTTATTATCAATGACTTGATCAACATTTGTATTTGTTTCTGTATTATGGTTTTCAATTAATGTATATAAAGCTGCTAGTTCTTTATAATTTTTAATTTTAGCACCAAAGAAAACATCTAAATTATAATGTTTTTTAATTTCATTAATTAAGTTATATTTTTGTTTCTTTAATGAAGTGCGATTAAACCCTTTAGAAGATTCAAGTATAGTACTAATTACTATATTAGCTTTTCCTTCATTTAAAACATTAGATTTTAGTACTGATTCATACAACTTATACTCGCGGCCTAAAGAAGTTTTTACAAAGTATTCTTTAAGAATATCAATAGCGGGAGAATCTCCACCTTTTAATGTATCCGCAGTGATTTGACGCACCAATAGTTCAAACAGTATACCTGTGTTTTTGTACTTGGAGTGTTTTATTTTCATCAAAAAATATATTTATTTATAAATATGTGAAGTTTTTTACTTCTTTAATTGGTTTTCATCTAATAATGATGTATTGTCTTTACTTTGCTCAAAAACTAATTGTTTTTTATTCAATTTTTTGAACATATCTTTATTTCTTAAAAAAGTAGTTTGGGCATTTTCAAGAGCTAAACCAGATTTATTAGTATCTGTTCTGCTATCTGAAGAATCATTTTTGTCGGTATCTTTCATACGTTTGACCCCTAATCTATCTTTTCCAAAATTACTATTTTGTTTTCCAATATTTGAAATAGAATCTTTAGGTCTACCTAAATCTGAATCTGTATTATAACCATCTGGTACATTTCCAGGGTCAGAATACATTCTGCCTTTACCATATAGTGAAGCTAAATCATGTGGTGTACCATATGACTTACCAGTTTCAACTGGGTCGTTACCTTCAGCCTCAATTTGAGCTAATCTAAATTTACGTTTGGCATCTTCTCTATTTAAGTCTCTATATTCTTCATATTGGTCTTCTGATAAATGGAAAATATTATCGTATATCCAATCTGTTGGTAATAAATTATTTTCTAATAATGAAGTTGCTAATTCAGTTTTAGACTTCATTAACTCAATTTTTTCTTGTTCAAATATAATAGATGGGGTTTGCATTGACAACTCAAAGTTTGTTAATGCTTCATCTCTATATCCTTGAGAATATAAATGTACAAGTGCTATTTTATTAAGTTCGGAAACTAATATTCTTTGAATTCTTTCAATTGTACGAGCAAACCTAATATCTTCAGCAGCTAATGTAGCTTTACCTTCTGTAGTTTCGTCATATCCTAAAAATGCTTTTGGGATTTTAAGTGCGGCAAATAATTTATCCCTTAAATATTCAACATCTTGGATACCATCATAATCTAATCCTTTTGTGGTATCAATTTTTGTTGTAGTATCATTTCCACGAACAGGGATGTAAAAATCCTCCATCATATTCTGCATATTGTATTTCAAATTATACTCTCCAGTCTTTTGATCTATATGAGGAGTACGTTTCATATTTGAAATAGTTTTCTGCATAAATGAATCTATTTCATTAGGTGGAATAGAACCAACATTCATATAAAAAATACGTTTTTCAGGTGCGCGTGAAATTCTATGAATTAACATCGCATCTTCCATTAATGTGTATTGTTTAAATAATTTTCTAGCAGGTTCAATATATGAACGACCATAAGGGAGATAATTGGTATCGCCAATTAATCTAAAGTGAGCCATTTCATAGTTGTCAAAGAAAATGCCATTTTCTGTTTGGGATTTATTATTTGGAGTAGAATACATTCCTGAACTTGGATTTACCAGTCCATTAGGATCATATCTAAATCTTACATCAGATGGATTTTCAGGGTTAAATCCTTCTTCTCTACTAATATGATAAGCAGTATAAGGTATAACATTATATACTCCATATTTTTCTGCAACCTCTAATTTTAAGAAAAAATCTCCAAATTTAGACATCTGTCTTGCCCAAGCCCATAAATTAAACTCAATATTTAAAACGTCATAAAATAGGTTATAAAGTATTTTTTGAATATTTTCGTTTGAAGAACGAATGGATAAAATTTCACCCATATCATTTTTAAGAGTACATTCATCCGCTATAATATCTAGAGCAGAAGCAATAATTGCATCTTGATCCATTACATCATATTCTGAGTATAATTGTGGTCTTAGATATTGGTAATTAAAATTAAATTGGGCTCCATATAAAGATGAAGGATTAGTAGAATATAATCGATTATATCTGTCTATTAAAGAATTAGTTTGTAATTCTCCATTTTGTTGTATTGCACTACTATCAATTACCTTTATTTGGTCACCTCCAACATTCCGTATAATTACATCTGTTGAAAATAATCTTTGTAGTCTACTAAATAAGCCTGTATCTGCCATTGTATATAGTTATTGTTATAAATATTATCTAAGAAGCCAACTAATATCTTCTTTATCACCATTTTGAGTATCAATATGGTAAGGATTATCTGTTCCACTTGAAAAATACCCACCTTGATATTGTGTTCTATTTACTGTTATGTTATTTAATGCATTTCGGGTTGCATCTAAACCACGTTGTCTTAATTTTAGTGCTGTATCTCTAATATACATTGCAATCCCAAATGACATAACTAGATCATCATTATATCCTGTTTGGGCTTCTGCTCTACCATTTTTCCAAATAAACACTTTCATTTCTTCTATTAATCTTCTAGATTGTATTGTTACTCCTTTATCACTAATATATTCTTGAAACTTACCTATTACCATAGGTCTTGTTCTAGAGGACATTGTAAAACCAGCTACCATTTTAGAGTGGTCTTGATATTTGTCAAAATACGAATCAGCATTTGGGGAGTCACTCCGTTGTGAATAGTAGAGGTTAGGATATTGTCTATCTATAGCAACTTGTATAGTTGCCCAACCAATGTTGGCATTTTCTATTACTAACATTGCTTCATTATATTCAGTAGCTAATCCTACTAATAAATGACCATAATCTTTTGTATTAATTTGCCCTTTATATTCAGCAACTTGCA